GTAATGTTAAAGGTGATGTTGTAATCGCCTACTCCAGTAAGAGTCTTTGATCCGTTAAACTTTGATCCGTTGCCACCGATAACAACAGTTTGACCTACATAAAAAACTTTTTCGACTTTATCCTCAAAGTAAAGAGTGCCAGTCGTGGCTGTATTGCTGTGTGCGATATTGTAAACAACATTAGTCCAGAGCATAGGCAGTAGAACTGCATCGGTTGCATCACAGACTTCTTGTAAAGTGGCATCTGGATATAGCGTACCCACTCCGAGTGTGGAGCGTAATTCGCTGACTGTCGTTAATGCCATTGCAATTCCTTTCGTAAGACTCTAGGGAGTCAGAGGGCTACTGACCCCCTAGAGCGACTTAGTAACCTATTAAGTTAGGTTGAACTTACGAACGCCCTTACCTGACTTAGCAAGATAGATTGCTAGGTATCCGTAAAGGTTGATCTCGATTTCGCCAGATGTCAAGACATTGACACGAAGCTGTGTTTGTGGTGATTCCCAGACATAAACGCTGCTTGGAGCAACAAGGAACATTGAGTTGTCGATTACGCCAGATGTTGTGATGTTATGATCCACGATTAGATCAGTTCCAAGAACATTTCCGCGAACAGATGAAGCTACTGCTGAACCTGAAGCGTTCTGTGTTGCGCCTTGTGCTGAGTACAATGCGCGCCCAGTAGTATCTGCGAATCCTGCGATTGCTGCCCAAGCATCAGTTGATGCAACTAGCTTGTTAGCGAAGTCTCCGCCTGTACCCTTGTAAGCTGCTGCGCCTTCTACAGAAATGAATGACTGTAGTCCTGCTGCTGTTGCTGCTGTAGTTGCTGCAGTTGTTCCTGCTGAAACATAAGCAGCTAGAAGTGCTGCATCTGTTGCCTTCTCGTAAGATTTACGAAGTTCAGCCATCAAAAGCTCCATGAATGCAGGCTGGCTGCGGTCAACCAACTCGAAACTTACGCGGTTTAGCGCACTAAACTTGTTGATGTCGATAGTGTCATAACTTGAAGTCATGCCTGTCTCAGATGGTGCTGCACCTTCGTTAGTATCTGCTGTTGTTGGAGCAACATCTGGAGTGCTTGCATTTGTGTAAAGGCGTGGAACTGTGAATGACATACCAGATGGCAAAAGTGCTGATCGAGTTGCTGCTTCAAAAGCAGGGCGACCAGTAAATGTGTCTGTGATGAATGTGTCTAGGTGTGGTGCAAGTGTCAAGCCTGTGTTTGTTGATGTTGAGTCATCTGCTGCGCGAACTACGCGGCGTGCTTCGTCATCACCAAGAGCTGCCTTGATGTTAGCTTCTAGGTATTGTGCAGATGTGATTGGTGCTACGCGCTCGCGCACGAATGTAGTTGCTGTTACCACAGGACGAGCAGCTTCAACCGCTGCTGCCTCTACTGGTGCTGCAACTGTCTCTGGAGTATTCTCCACAGCTGTCTCGCTTTCTGTTGGTTGGATTTCTTCTACTGCTTCTGGAGTTTCCTCAGCAGCAACATCGATAACTTGAGCAGACTTAAATGCTGGCTCTGTTACCAAACTTACTTCGAACAATTTAGCAGCAGAGACAAACATGATGTTGCCCTTCTGCTTTGACTTGATAACTTCTACTCCTACGCTAAGGCCACTTTGTAGGCCTTCCTCAGCAAGGATTAAAGCCTCGGAGCCACGATTAGATCGTGAAATCTTGAATGATGCATAGATGCCATCTTCTTGCTCTGTGAATTGTGTGGCCTTACCTAAAGGCTGTTTCATGTCATGCTGGTTAAGCAACTTAACAGTCTTTGGATCTTCTGGAAGTGCAATAGATCCTTTCTCAAAAACAACCTTACCTGCTGAAGTGTTGCCCACTTCGCCTGTACCTGCTGGCACGATCTTGCCTGAGATTAGTCTTTCCTCAACATTGGCAATGAGTCCAGATGAGAAAGTGATTATCTGATTTTCCATTATTCCAGTCCTTCGCTTCCATTAGGTGTTAAATCTTCCATCTCCATTGCTTGCTCAACTGTAATCAAGCCAAGAGATAGCATCTTCTCGATTACTAGCAAACGCTCCATTGGCTCTGTTGCCAAGAATGAAGAATCAACATCAAAGCGAACAGCATTACCGCGAGCAGTGATGTCATCCATTGAAAGACGATCCTCTATTGCACATACATAAGGAGCCAGGCTTAGTGAGAAAAATTGCTTGCGCTCGTCTAGGACGTTGGCATAAGTCATGCTTTGATTGGCCTCAGCTGAAAGCATGTAAGCAGGGATGTTGCATAGACGGCTAATTTCAGTAGCGAGGAATTGCTGCGCCTCGTCATACATCATGTCCTTAGGTGAGAATGATGTTGGCTGATATTCAAGAGTGCTTGTTAAGTATGCAGTGCTGCGATTATTGCGAGCGTTCTTCCATGCTGCAAGTAATCCTGCTACTTCTTTAGGATCTAGGTCTGCTCCGTTATTGCGTAGCACTCCAGACGGCATCGGTGTGCTGGCTGCTAACACTGCTGCTTTGCGAAGATCGATTGCAGCTCTAATAGTTTCTGATCCGCGTTCTAAAATACCTTCGTCAAATGCTTGAAAGGTAATAAGAGATCCGACACCGGACATTGGTACAGGTTGTGCTTCGATATAATACTGAGTTACTTCCATGCCATAAAGGTCTGTGGTAAATGTAACTTTAACATTTGGAATCCACTTGAAGCGAGATGGTCGGCCATCTTCTGCATACACTTCTGTAACTTGCCAGTAAGCAACGCCATACATAAGCAATGAATCAACAGTCCATGCCATTGTTACTGAGCGAGGCTGATTGATTGCTGGTTGATCTACCCAGATTGGATTGCCTAGTTCTTCACCTGTGGACTTGCGATATAGATTAAGTGGCAGTCCACCGATAACTCCTGAAAGCAAGTTACGGCACTTGGCTACTGAAGGAACTGACATTGCCTCATTGCGTTGTACGCGAGGTAGGACGTAATTGTAAAGCGAGTTTAGATTCTCGCCCATAATTTGAGGGGCGTATTGCGCGAGAAGCGATGAACGCTTATCTACATTAGTGACTGCTTCAGCTTTGCGGAATAGACCCATAGTCATAAAGGATACCATTTGTCAAGACATTAGACAATATGATAGGGCGTGTCTAAGTATATATTTGTGGTACAGATTGAGGCTTCATAAGGGTAGACACAATCATGGCCAATGAAATTGGTGCTGACACGTCACCGGCTGATTTCCTGCGGATGATTCTCCAGCCATGATCTGATTCTTTAGCTGCACAGTTATTCATCTGCTCTATGAAGATTTCCTGCCCCGAATGAACGACCCTATGGTTTACCAGGCTGTCAAGATAATCTCCACACGCCTGATAGAACTTCTGGCCTGATACATCTTGGACTTTGATTCCGGCATTGGCTAGGCGTTCGCTTATTGTGGCCGTTGTGTATTTGTCGTGTAGTACCAACTTAGGCCGATAGATATCACACCATGCTTTGATGGAAGCTGCGATCTTAAGGTCATCCACTGCTGTTTCGCTGTAGTAAGTCTCAAGGATGCCGATTCCAATGCGGCCATCTGGAAGGATCTGACCAGCACAAAGGCTTGCATTTCTCTTAGACGGGCTGACATCAAAGCCAAAGACTGTGTATGGCCCAGCTGCCATAGTTAGATCGCTATCGCTAGTTTCCTCAAGAATACCCATGGGCCAAGGTGACGAAAGCGCATCGATCCACGAGCAAAGGGTCTCGGTGCGAATTGACTCAACAGTGCTCATAGCAATCGTCTCGCGAATTGCATCCTCTGTCACTGTGTAATTAAGTGAAGGATTCGCCATGGCTACTGCATCCCAGAACTCTTCAGAATTGAGATCGATCTTGCAATACTGTGGCGCAGAATACTCCCAATAACCTAACTGCTTAGGAGGGTACTCCATGGCCCTGTTTCTCATATCGTTCAAAACTTTGCTGAAATTATCACCGGCATTACTAGTAAAAAGTGACTGACTATTGGCGCGGGCTCTGGTCACTGGACTAGCCGCGATGAAAGCCTGTTCATCAATCTCTCGCAGCTCATCGATCCACAAGAAGTCTGCTGTTCTACCACGAGCACCGTCTCTGGTTGCAGCTACTACATCAAGCCTGCTTCCACCAAACTCAGGGAGCAGTTCTATGGACTCAGTACCGTTGGCATACCGGATCGCCTTTACTTGGCACATGAGAAAGTCATGCCTTTCAATCATTGAAGCGATCTCTCTAAATGAGGTCAAGGCCATGCCTCTGTTTGAGGACATCATAAGAATGTTCTTTTCGCGAAAGATGAACAGCCCAGCCAGCACACGCATACGCGCTAAGTGAGTCTTTCCGGCCTGCCTTGCTACCAAGCACAGGTTTGACT